TTAGCCGGGACGTGCGAAGTATGGAACCTAAGAATGCATCGCTTTTGTCGCAGGCCGCTTGCCACTCCGTCCGCGTCCCGGTAGTTATAACGGCTTCTACCTTCTTCGTAAGTCGGGAAAGTATGCCTTCGGCTTGGCGACGTGTAGCCGGGAAGTCGTCGAAACTAAAAACGCCGTCTTCGGGTATGGTTATACGTCCGGCGGCGCGGGCTATCTCGTCGCAAGCGGTGTTATATAGCCGTTCCACTTGGCGGGCGTACTGCCGCGTCTTGGCGTAGTGCCGGGCATCAAAGCCACGAAGTCGGACTATAAGGCGGTTTTCGGTATAATCGGGCATAAAGTTATTTTTTCGGAATTTCGCGTTTAAGCGCGTTCCGCTTCCGAGGTGGGTACTTTATCCATTCGGAAGGAAACGCGGCTTACACGCGGCTCAAAATGGCTTCTTTTGGTTCGTATTCTCCATAAATAGAGCGTATTACGGAATTTTGGGCGGTTACTTGGGATTAAAGGGTCGGTTCTCCTTCCGTCCATGCGTTGGCCCGGTCTTCTTCCGTTTGTATTTCGGCCTGTTCTGCGTCCGGGTCTTCCGCCCAACCTAAACGGCGTATAGTCGTCTTTTGGCTTGCTATCGGCTTGCCGCCGTTGGCACCTTGGAGCATATTTATTTTCGCCTGTTCGTCCTCAATAATGTACGGCGTTATCCGGGGCGAAACAATAAGACGACGGGCGGCGGCTTTGTTCTTGACGTTAGCCGCTCCGAGGTAGGCTAACACGATGTTTGCTCGTCGGGTTAAGTAGTCGTCGAATATTTCCATTTTGTCCTGTACCTTTAAGTGTGCGTCCATAAATAGAAGTTGAAGGGCTACGCCGCTAATTGCGCCTATCCCCTTCACGCTATCAAAGGAAATATCGGGCGTTTGGGTAATGGTGTAAATCATTCGTAGAAGCGTGTCTATTTCCAACCTTACGCTTTCCGGGGCCTGCGCCCATGATAGGTAGGTTGCTTTCGCGCCTTCCTCGCCTTCGATTATCGCTCCGGCTTCTCCCTTCCTTGCGAAGCCCAATATTTTGCCTTCTACAAAGATTTTCGGGCTTGCGTGGTAGTCGTTGGTATCGGCGAAGTTGGAAAGTAACTTTTCCAAACGGTCGATAAGGCTCTGCACGTCTTCCCACTCTACGGCGGGTTGACTTCCGTACACTATGGGGATTTTGCCGATGGTTAGCTGCTTGGGGTAGCCTTCGACTAACTCCCAGTTCTTGGCTTCCGTCCCGGTCGGGCCTTCCGCTGTCCATATATAGTGCGCGTCCTTCGTGTAGGTTTCAAAGTATGTGCGCGTAGTCAGGTCGTCTGCCTTCTTCGTGAACTCACGGGAAAAGGCTATTAGGTCGCGGTTGTCGTCGAAGTATGGGTAAAGTTTATCCCCAAAGGCCGGACTAAACAGGGCTACGCGAAACTTCGTTTTTGTCGGGAAGCCGTAGAGGTCGTGCGTTTCCTCGGTTTCTACCGGGTACCAATATTCGGCTACCTCGGTAGAATTGAAAATACTACGGGCTACGCGGCGGTTAAGGGTTCTTTCCTTGACTTCGTGGAATACACGTTTAAGCGCGGCAAATACCGCCTTTTCCTCGTCGCCCTGCGGGTCTGCATCGTAGGCGGGCGGGTTGCCGAAGGTAAACGCTACAGCGCGTTTCACTATCAACTTTTGAAGGGCTAACGCTATGCGGGCTACGGGTTCAATTCTAAACCCCTGTTCCGTGGTAAGCTCGGCGTTTACGTTGATGTTCTTGACTTGGCCGTATTCCTCGCTATCCTTGTCTATTACTACAAGTTTGTCCGGGCGTTTGCGCGGGTCGTTGATGTCGTGCTTTGCAGGGTCGTACTGCGCGGCGTACTGCTCCGAATTGGGAAGGGTCGTAATTCGCCCGTTTCTCAACTCGTTTATAGCTGCGGGGTAGTCGCCCGCTTTCAGTAGTTCGTCAATAGGTGGCATAGTCTATTGGGGTTTATGGGGTTAGAAAATTTGTTTTAATCTTGAAATACTTTGCTTCCCGTCGGGGCGTTTCTCCACCGTTCCCGTTAAAGCGTCCGGCGCGTCGTCGTGGGTGTTTCTTCCCTGCTTCTTGTATTGGGTTATAGCCTTGTGGAACTTCGGCCATAAGTGTGCCCACTCCTTCGGGAAGTGTGTAAGGTTCTGCACCTCGTTTGAATGGCTGAATATTCGTATATCCTTATTTTCTCCTTGGTGGAACCAGCGTACAACGGTACGGCGGTTTCCCAATATCCGGCAGTTTTCTTCTACCTTCCGGGCGAAGCCGCGCCCGCCGTTGTTGCTCTCTATTATCGCTTCCTCTACTTCCCACTTCGTAAGGATCCGCGCCGTTTCCGGCTCGGTCGTTTCCATTGCGGCCTGGGTATAGTACACGTCTAAAATGAAATTGCCTATTTCCGTTTCGACGTAGACAATACAGCAAAGGAAGTCTTCGCCCGTGTCGGCGGTATCGACGTAGGCTTTTACTTTGTGCTTCTTGGTTACGGGCAATACTTCGTAGGTCTTAAACTCGCGTTCGTACATAAGCCCCGTTATCGGTCGGGGGTTCTGCATATACTGCGTTTCAAATACCCACCCGCTTTTTTCTTCCAATTCGTGAAGTTCGGCTAACGTGTGTTTGAACTCCCACAGCGGCCGCTCCTTGCCGTCGTCGTCAATCTCAATAACGGGAAGGCTCAATACTACCCATTCGTCCGGCTCCAACTTCTGCAAGTAGCCGCAAAGGTCGTCTTCGTCCAAACGCTGCATAATTATAATTATCGGCGTTTTTCGGCTGTTAACGCGGTTTCGTATGGTGGTTTCAAACTTTTGGTTTACCTTCTCGCGTATTTGTTCGCTTCGTGCGTCGTCCGGCTTAATAGGGTCGTCGATGACTATCGCGCCGCCGAACTCGTCCCCTTCGGAAGTAATGGCGGCTACCTCGTCGCCTAATTCCTCGTCTTCGTCCTTATCCACCAAACCCGCGCCGAAGCCTGTTACCTGTCCGGCTGATGAAACGGCGTAAAGTCCGCCCCCGGCTTTTGTAAACCATTTGCGGGTGTTTACGCTCGTCGGCATAGCGTCCGGGAACAATCGCCTATAACTCGGTTCGCGCAGAATTTCCTGTACTCCCCGGCTGTTGTCGCGGGCTAAGTCGTCCGAATAACTGAGGTGTATAAACTTCGCCTTGGGGTTAATGGCGAAGCCTTCCGCGATGAAGTTCTTAACCGCTAATTCGGTCTTGCCGTAGCGTGGTGCGATGTTTATTATAAGCCGGGTTATCTCGCCTTTTAATACCTTGTCTAAGGCTTCGGCTATCCTTTCGTGATGTTTGCCTACGACGAACTTACGCTTATACTTTTCTTTGAAAAAGAAGCGTGTAAAGTTTAGCGTTCCTTGGCGGATCCACGTCTTTATTACGTCTATGTCGCGGCAGAAGGACATTAGTATTTTTCGTTTAGGGTTTTGAATAGTTCGGCGGCTTCTTCCTTCGTAAGCGTCCGGGCCGGTATCAAGTCGCCGCCGTCCTTTCCTGTAAGTTCCATTCGCTGTGTGGGCTTGCCGTACTGCCTTTCGCGCAGCTTGTCTAACGTCGTGGTCTTGCCGTTCTTCATGTCGCTAAGTATGGCCCGCGCTAATCCTTTGGGGTATATCGGGGCTTCCTCCCACTTTACAAGTAGTTGAAGGTCGGCGAAGGTAAAGGAAAGTATAGCGGCTTCCCATTCGTTAATCTCCACGGCGGAAAGGCTGTAAAACTTCTTCGCCTTCGCCTTGCTCCCGAATATCTTTACAAGCTGTTCGGGTACGCGGCTTTTGGGGCGGCCTTTGGGGTTGCCACTCTGTCCGGGTTTGAACTGATGCGGGGTTATGTTTTCGGGGTTTGGCATATCGCTGTTATTTTGTCGTTTTGTCGCTGTTCGGCTTTGAGGTTTGTTCTTTCTCCAAATGTTCAATAAACGCCCCTATTTCGGTTTGAAGGTCGCGTAGTTTATTTATGAAGTCGCCTATATCGTCCGAAAAGGTTTTATGTAGTCGTACCTTAGTCCGGCAGCTCGCAATTTCGATAAATGTATTCCGTTCTATTCCGTCCGAATATTCCGTTATCCCGTCGAAACATACCACGCTTCCCGTGCTTGGACTTGTCGGCGGGTTAAGCCATCAGCGTGTGCAATAAAATGTGTTATTATCCATCGTAACTCGTTTTTATTCTTCACTTGGGGCGAAGTTGCCTATTCGTTCCGCTTCGTCGCCTGTATATTCTTCCCACCGCTTTATTATCACGTCTATATAGGCGGGGTCTAATTCCACGGTATAACAAGAGCGGCCCAACTGCTCGGCCGCCATAAGGGTGCTTCCGCTTCCGCCGAATAGGTCTAACACTACTTCGCCGGGGCGTGTGCTGTTCTTAATGGCGCGTCCCATCAGTTTTATAGGCTTCATCGTAGGGTGGTCGGCTGAACGTAGCGGCTTATCCTCGTGTATTGTCGTGGTCGGGGTGGCTTCGCCCAATAGCGAACGAAGAAGGGCTTTTAACTCGTCCTTCGTCATTGCATCTATGTCCGGGGCTTCGTCCTCGGTTACGGTCAATAGGTCGCGGCGGTTTACGAAGAAGTGCGACGCGCCGGGCTTCCAACCGTATAGGCAGGGTTCGTGCTTCCATTGGTAGTCCTGTCGCCCTAATACCATGTTGTTTTTAACCCATATAAGTATCTGCTTCAACTCCCAACCCACGGACTTAACCGCCAATTTGAAGTTAAGCCCTTCCGTTCCGGCGTGCCAAATGTAGAACGCGCCGCCCTTCTTGAGGTAGCGGTTGGCGTTGTCGAAGGCGGCTTTAAGGAACTCTAAAAAGGCTTCGTCGCCCATCTTGTCGTTGGCGATGTCCTTTTGTACCCGGTTCCCCTTGTCGGCGGCGTTTAGGGCTTCGTTCTTGCTTGAATAGTCCACGTTATAGGGCGGGTCGGTTAAGAATAGGTCTACTTTGCCTTCGCCTATCAGGATATCCAATACTTCCGGCTTCGTGCTGTCGCCACAGATTAGGCGGTGGTTTCCTAATTGGTAGATGTCGCCGTATTTCGCCTTCGGCTTGCTTGGTAGGTTTCCGGCTACGTCGTAATTGTCTTCTTCCGCTTCTTCTTCGGCTTGCCCTGTGTCAATGTCGGGAAGTTCCACGGCCCAACGGTCGAGGTCGTCTAACTCCCATTCGTTGGCTAAGTCGTTATAATCCCAATCGCCGAAGGCTACGTTATCCTTTATGACAATGGCGCGTAGTTTCTCCGGCGTTGTTTCCGGCGGTATTATTTTCGCTATTGTTTCCGTGTAGCCCAATTCTTTAAGGGCGCGGTAGCGCATATTTCCGCCTATAATGACGTTATGCCCGTCGTATTGGTAAATAAGCACTTCCCGAAGTGCCAACATTTCGGGGTCGTCCTGTATCGACGCTTTCAACTTTCTAAATTTTACGTCGTCCTTCATCATTCGCGGGTTCTTCGGAACTCCGGGAATTTGCCCTTTGTTCAGTTCCAAATCCGACAACTTCAATACGACGCTTTGCACCAATGGCGCGAGGGCCTTGGCGGGGGTAGCTGCTCCTTCCTGTGTTTTCTTCTTTGCCATAGTTTCCGGGGGTTAAGGGTTAGAAGGGCGCCGGGCCGCTGTGTCCGCCGCCGAAGGGGTCAGCCCAATACGCCATAGACGCGCCGCGCATACTCGCTGCCGTCGAACTCTGAATAGCGGAACCGTTGCCGCCGCTTCCTGTACTTCCGTTGTCTTCTGCCATTTTCGTGGGGTGTTAATCGTTAAACTTTTTCCGTATCAAGTCCGCCCATGCGTCTTTACCCCATACAGGCTTCCGTATGGTTTGGTAGCGTTCCAATATCCGGCTAAAAAATTCGTCGTAGAAGTCGTAAAGTTCCGGGCTTTCCTCTATCGTGAATTGCTCAATACTGCCGGAACTGCGTAGGTTCGCCGAGCCGTGGGCTATTATCTTCTTCCCGCCTAATGTTTCAAACTGCGCCGTTTTGGTGTGGACGTTCGCCACGGCTAATTGTAGACGGTTGTCTATATCCAAATGGCGGTAAATGTAGGGTATTAAAGCCCGTATCTCCATGTTGTAGAAGTACGCGCTTATTATTAGGTTCAATTCGTCTATATAGCCGTGGGTTATAAGGTTGTGTAGGCTGTCTATGTTGTTTTGGTTCATCGACAGCGTGGAAATTGTCAATTTCTTACACTTGGCGTTATTCCTCACTATGAAGGCTTCTAAGAAGTCGCCGAAAATGAACGAGCCGTTAACTATCACGTCGTAGCGGCTCCCCTCGGTCATCTCTATATCACGCGCCAATTTTACGGCGTTGTCGTACATAACGAAGTCCGGTTTACGGGTGTAAACCTTCGGCTTTATGTAGCGTGTTTCTTCCCCTTCGTCGTCGCTTAGAACGTCAAAGAGGGAAGTATCTACGTCGGGAAGGTCGAAGTTACCTATATCCCCTATGTCGAAGTTAAAGCCGTCTTCGTCGGCCTGGGTCTTTTTTCGTCTGCTCATTTCCTTTGTCAGTTTATGGAAAAGGGCGCGGTTTCGGTCGCCGCGCCCTTCCGCTTCGGCAGTGTCGCCGTTGCTTTCAGCTATATGGAATTTCGTAGAAGCCTATGTTAGCCACGTTATCCACACCCAAACAATGCCTTCAACCACGAAGTAAAGAAGAAGCCACGTTAAAGCCCCGGCGGTCGTCCATAGGAAGTCGGCAAGTTCCGGCGTTCCTTTCTTGGTTACGCGGTCGTAAACTTCCTTTGCCACTCCTACCAATATGGCTATACCCACGGCGAAAAGCACGGGTATAAAGTTGGTAAGAACTCCGGCAATAAGAAGCCCGGCGGCGTAGTGGAGTTTCTTGTCGTAGGCTATCCGCTTAATGAAGGCGGCGGCTTTTTCTATTGCTTGTTTGGGTGTCATACGCGGGCGGTTTATTATGCCGCAAAGTTAAAGGGTTTGCCGTATTAAATTGATACGACAAACCCTAAAACACTTCGCTAAAACTTCAAGTAGGCGGCTATACCGCGCCCAAATACTCGGTTACTTCTCGTTTGAAGTCGTCGAAGCTGCGGACTATAACGTACTTGTTACCGTTGGCTTCGGCGGCTTTCTGCCATTCCTTCTGCGTCCGTCGTTGTGTGCCTTCCTCAGTCTTGAACTCCACGCAAAGGGAAGCGTAGCCGCCCGAAGGCTTCAAGAGGATAGCGTCTGCAACTCCGGCGGTAACGCCTTCCGCCTTCAATATCCCGGCTTCCCGTTTATTGCGTCCGCCGCCGTTAGGAACTGCAAAGAATACCGGGCGAAGGTGCGGGTATTGTAGCCCAAACCAATAGAAGCAGTTCCTTTGTATGTGGCTTTCTATGTGCCGGGGCTTCGTCTTCTCCTTGGTGGCGTTGGCTCTCGCTACCAATTCGTCGTAGGTAAAGCGGGGCTTCTTCGTTCCGGCGAGGCGGACGGGTTCGTAGCACTCGCCTATAAACTCGTCGAAGCCGTACTTTCTTTCGGGCTGCGGTTCTGCCTTGTCTTTTTCCCGAAGGGCGGCGGCGCAGGACTTGCTGCAGCACTTTCCCCAACCTCTTGCGACGTTCCGGCTATCGGCTTGGAAGGGGCGGCCGCAATTCTCGCAAATTCTCGTTACATAGGCCATTGTTCTTCGGGCTTAAAGTGGAACTTCGGGGCTTTCTTCGGTATGGGTAAACCGTGAACGCTCGCTATGTAGCGGTAGTTATCGAATACTATACCCTTGAGCCATTTCTTTTCCTTACGGGGAAGGCGTAGGGTTGGCCCGGTATGGACGAGCCGGATGGTGGCGTGGCTGAAACTGAAATTTTCGCCTAATGTCGTTTGCATGGTTGTTGTCTTTACTTGGTTCTTAACTATCGGGAAATAACGAGCCTTGTAGACGGTCGGCGGCGGCTTTCGCCCGTTCCGCTTCTATCTGCTGCACTCGCTTTATTTCCTTGTCTATCTCGGCTTCTATCGCCTTCGACTTTCGTAGAGTGTCCGGCAAACGTGTACGGAAGTATTCGCGTTGTGCTTGCCGAAGCTCTACTACTTTGTCGAAGAATTGTTTAGGGGTCATAACTGCGAAAAGAGGTTAAGTTGTATTCCTTTCTTTGCTGTCCGGGCGTAAATCGGGCAATTTTCGCGGTAATGGCACGCGCCGAACTTGGCTTCTTCAAACCTTTGCGCCCAAAGTTCCGCGTAGGCTTCCGTTCCGGGTTCCGCTTCGCCACTAAGGAAGGTTACTAACTTCATACAGAAAAAGCCGCGTTCTTTCGTGCTTTCGCCGTTAATCTCTACTAAACCGGTTCCGTTCATCTTAGTAGGGCATATTTTCGTTGCCGGGGCCTGGGAATGGTTCGCCGGGGTAGCCGCTTCCGTATGCTCCACCGCCGTAGCCTTGTGCGCCGTACTGCTGTCCGGGTTGGGTCTGCTGTTGGTTCTGCCCGTCCTGTCGGCTTCCGAGCAGCTCCAACTCGGTAACGGTGCAATTAAGCCCGGCTTCTACGCCGTTCCGTCCTGTGTACGGTTTGGCGGTAAGGTTGCCCCGGCAGAATACCTGCGTTCCCTTCTTGAGGTATTGAACTACCGCGCCGTCGCCCGGTTTAAGACAACTTACCCACGTCGTCCGGGTTACGGTTGTACCCTGTGCGTCCTTGTAACGTTCGGAAGTAGCCACGTTGAAGGCTATAAACGGTTTCCCGTTGAAGTTCTTGATTTCCGCGTCGGATCCTATGCGTCCGACAAATTCCGCTTTTAACATAGTTGCTTGTTTTTGTTGGGGGTTATGGTTATTTCGTTTTCTTCGGTATGAAGCCGACGTAAAGGCTTGCTTCGTAGTCTACCAATCCACCCGGAACGGGGTGTATGTCGGCGCGGTGGCGTATATAGCCGAAGTCCTTTATTCGCCCTAAGACTTCTTCGGTTAGGTAGTCCCGGTAAAGTCTTACAACTTCTTCCAGCGGCATTTTGCCTTCCTGTACTAAGTGGCGAACTTGGCTTACCACTTTCGCCACTTTGTAGCCCGGCGGAAGTGTGGCGGGCGTTTCGGGATGAAGGGCGTAGGCCCAACGGCGCAAAAGCGCGGCTAATTTGGTCTTAATCTCCATATCTTTTCGGGGGGTTAAGGGTTAAACTTCGTATTCGTAAATCTTTTTATACTCGACGGGCTTGTACGGTTGCCATGTGTGGCGTAGTCGCCAAACCGTTACTTCGGCTACTAACCTTTGTTCCATTCGTTCCTGTACGAACTTTTGAGCCTTCGTCTTAGCCGTGAAGGTATGGCGGCTAAATTTCGCTTCACGTTTAAGGAAGTCGGGGTATTCCCAAAGTTCGACTTCGTAGGTTGTCGGGTAGCCGTTTTCGTCTACGTCACATTCGCCGTGGTACATAGCGGTTGAACGTGGAATAAGTAGCGGTTCGTCCGTGCGTTTGTGGTGTTTTATTTTGGTCTTAGTCATCGTAAATTTTCGGTGTTTATGAATTGGAAAATATGCTTAATTACGTCTACCGTCCACCCGTTACCGAGCATAACGTAGGTTTGTGTTTCGCTTACCGTCCATTCGTACCAATCGGGAACGGTTTGTAGGCGGCAGCACTCCTTCGGTGTTAGACGGCGTAGAATTTCGTCACTTGTTAGAATAGCGGGCGCGTGTCCGGCGTGGGCAGAACATAAAGCCGGGCTAAGTCCGTGCGCTGAATAAACCCGGTTTTGTTGGTATGGCTGCTTTCCGCCGCTCTCGGTGCCTGGGTTTATCTGCACGACTTCGCGGGTTAGTACGAGGTTATTTGCTTCGTAGCGGCTTGAAGTAACCGTAGGGGCTTTTCTACGGAATACCGCGCCTTCGTTAAATCCGTGGGGAAGTTGAAGTATTAGATTATCTTTTTGAACCGTTGTTAGTGTATTGGTTTTCCCGTCGGTTCGCGGCTCTAACGCCGTCATGTTGTGGCGGCTCTCCTGTACTTCTCCGGCTTCGTATTGGCGGCGTATAGCCTTCCCGTATTCGGTTCGGCGCGGGGTTAAACAAACAGATTCTACTAAATTGTCTTTCTCCACGCTTGTAAGGCAGTTTGTTTTTCCGTCGGGGCGGAACTCTGCCGTTTGTTCGTTCCTTCCTGTGTCGGGGTTAAAACGCCCCCGGACTGCTACACAAACGGGCGCGGGAACTATTACGCAGTCGTCGTGCCAACGTCCGCCAACCCGTAAAGCGTTGCTTTTCTCGTCCGGGCGGCGTGGGTGGAAGCCGAAATTATTGCCCCGCTCCTTTTGGCGTTTGCTATGCCCTAAAAGTTTACGCTTCCTTTCTTCGGAATAATGGAACCGAGCCGGGGCGTTGTCTTCTAAAATATCTTCTATGAATATACCCCGGTCTTCCGGCTGTGGTATGTCGGTAACTACCTTCGTGTCGAATAGGTTTGCTTCTTCGCGTGTCCGTATGTTAGTCCAATACAAGCGGACGCGGTTTTGTGCTGAAACTAAGGCGGAATTTATTACGACGGGTTCTAATCCTAATTGGTCGGTAATGACTTGTTCGCACTCCTTACGCATACGGACGTTTTCAAGTAGGAATAAAACGCCGGGGTTATACTCCTGTATCTCCCGAAGAATACGGACGTATTCAAAGAATAGGACGCTTCGGGGGTCGTTAAAATTTAACTGCTTTCCGGCAAAGCTGAACCCTTGGCACGGCGAACCGCCTATAAGGAGGTCTATGTGGGGAAGGTCGGCGGCGTGTACTCCTGTCACGCTGCCGAGCTGCACCGTGTCCGGGAAATTGTGCTGTGTCTGCTGTATGGCGAATTTGTCAATTTCGGAAGCAAAGTATTTGTTTACCTTTATTCCGGCTTCCCTTAACGCTATTTGCCCGCAGCTCATCCCGTCAAAAAGGGAAAGTACGTTTATTCCGTTGTTGTTCATTTCGTCTTATATTGATACGTCCGAAGGCGTAGTTAATTTATTACTCAATAGCGTAGCCACTTTTTCGGCGGCGGCGCGGAACTCTCGGTTATACTTGTATTCATTATCGTATCGACGGAGGTAGTAGTGAATTGTCGAAGTGTCGTGTTTCGTTTCTTCGGCGATGTCCTGTGTCGAAACTCCGCGCTTTTTGCAATGGTGGGCGTATATCATTCGGGCGTAGACGCACCAACGCCCCCGGCTGTCGTTTACTATGTACTTGAAGGGAACAGCCATCGCTACAAGTATGGCGCGTTTAATATCCCGGTGCAACGGTCTACGTTCGTATTCCACCGTTAAACCTAAACCTTTGGCTATCTCCCGTTCTAATGTCGCCCCGTTGCTTAACTCCCAATTCGCAAGCATATAAATCGCGTCGCAGTCAAGCAATAAGCGAATATCCGCTTTCATTTGCTCTATCCACGGTTCGGACGGATCCACGCCGTTGTTAAGGGGGTTAATCACGGCGTAGCCCTGTGCCGTTAGGCGCGTGGCGGCTGCGGTAAAATTCGCGGTGTATTCTTCCGGGGTTAATCCCGAAATTTGGCCGCTTATGTAAATCTTAGTTTGCTTCATGCGATTTTGGGTTTATTTTGCTTCTATGGCGTTTTATTGTCGTCAGCCCTTCAACTACCCACCCGAAGGGCATAGCGCGAAATTTGGGGCGTTTCCGTGGCTCTGATGGCGTTATTTGTTTCTACTCTTGATTTCTATGTATTCTTTTACGAAGGATAAGACTTTTACAACTTCCTGCCACGTTTCCAAAAATCGGACGATTGGGGGCTTCTTGGCTTCCTCGGCGGCTTTCCGGGCTGCTATGGCTTCTTTCTGCTTTTGGGCGAAATACTCAACTATCGTTAAATTGGGGTTTAACCCGTTTTGCTTCTTGAAGTTTTCCCACCCGTTACCCTCTATGGCTATACGCCGGGCGTGTTCTTCTTCCTCTTGCAGTTTCTTCTCCTTCTCAATTTCGTAGGCTATTCGGTTTTCCTTTGCCTGTTGCTCTATCGCGTACTTGCGGAAGGCTTCTAAAATCTTGCGGGGTGTTACCTTGCCGTAGATGTCAAATTCGCCACACTTCAACAAGTGGAAGAAGCGAAGTATAGAAGCCATCGACAATAGCCAGAAGCGTTCACTTTCACAAATGGCGTGGGCTATAAAGTCTACGTCGTATTCGTCTACGTCCCTGTCTTCTCCCATGCGTAGAATTGCGTCGGTTATGTGTGTGCCAATAAGTCCGGCTACTCCGTCGTCGCCGTAGGTGCGAACTACAAGCGCGAAGGTTGGCACCCCGGAACGGATGGCTTTCTCTATGTTTTGTGCGCAGTACCTTTGGGCGGGAACTCCAAAGGTTTTGCAAAGCTGCGGCAAGTTCCCGTATTGTTCCCGAACAGCCAACATTTGCGGGTTGGCTTGGGTCAATGCCCCGGACGTATCAGGGCGACGGTTTGAAGGTAATAGTTCCATATTGCTGTCTTTGGGTATTAGAAGGGTTGTGTATCTCCGGCGGTGGCGGGGCTGGCCCCGTCCTTACCGATTGCGTTTGTCAATCTTTCGACGGCTCCCCTTATCAAGTCTTCGCGGGCCTGCTGTCTGCTTTTGGGCGCGGCATCTTCTTCACGCTTGGCGCGGCGGGCGGCTTCAAACTTTTTGCGAAGGTGGTTAATGAGATGTCGGGACGCTTCTTTGTAGTCGGTATGGCTTTCGCCGCGTAATTGCCATTCGGCTATTATCTCTTGGGCGTATTGTGCCAACTGTTGCGCGGTGGTATGTTCCTGCATACATAATACCTCAATGCTGTAAGCGTTCTTTGCTGCAAAAAATTCGTTCAAAAAATCAACCTCACGCGCATTATCAACAACAACATTAAAAGAATTAAATTTATTTAATTCTCCATATATCATATTATCATATAGGGTTGTTTCGCTTGTGTTCGGTTGATTTTGGTTGTTTTCGGTTGTGTCTGCAACTTCCAATATTTCAACCGTTTGCGGCGTAATTATTTTAGCGGTTGTTTTTTCTTCGTTTTTGGTTTCCGCTACGACTTCGACAAAATCCACCGTTTCGGGCGCGGTTTCAACCCGTTTTTTACCTTTTCTTGAAGATGTTGTTTTCTTCGGTTGTGTTGGGTTGTTTTCGGTTGTTTCGGGTTGTTCGACTTCCGGGGCGGTTGTTTCGGTTGAACCTTTCTTTTTGGCGTTACGGTTGCCTTTCGGTGCGCCGCCTTTGCTGCCGTTGGCTTTGTTCTGCGCTACGCGGGCTTCGTACTTGGCGTTAATATCGTCAAGTTCCCGGCGAATGAACATGAAGCCCATACGCGCTGTTTCCGAAAGTTTGGGTTCTTCCCCTGTGGCTATATAGTCTATTAACCCGTCGTAAATGGCAAGTTGCACTTCCGGCGGGAATTGTCGTGCTATATTAGCCCAATCCGTATTAAATAAAAAAGTTTTTCTTCGTGCCATTTGAAGAAGGTTTAAGGGGCGCGTTCTCCGGGTATGGCTAACGCGCCCCGGTTTATTAGTCGGTTGTTACTTTTATCTTCTCCACCTCCTTATAGGCGACGCAGAAGGCGTAAGGAATAATCGCGTTCAAGTTGAAGGGCGAAGCCGAAGTAAGCGAAATTTCAAAGGTGCGGGCTTCCCGTCCTTCTTCTTCCGCCCGCTTCTTCATCGTGGTGTTAATCCACGCTGTAATTACCGCCTTCGCGGTGTCTATGTCGCGTGTCTTAACAATGAAGTCGTAACTACTTGGGCGCGGTTCTTCTTCGTCGCCTTCGGTCGGAACTGCGGTTATGTCGGCTTCTATGCGGTAATACTTCGTATCTTCGCGGGCTTCCTCTCCGTCCGGGGTTTCTTCTCCGGCTTCGTTGCCGCCTTCCACTTCCTCAACGGCGCGGCGGAAGCGGTCGTTTAGAATTATGCAGCCGGGCATTAACTTGACGCTATCCACCGAAAAGGCGGAAGTAAAGTTAAGTTCTATGTAGTCCGTAACTACTTCAATAGCGGCGGTCGCGCTCTGCGCCTGTAAGATGAAACTCTTACGCTTATTTCCTACCACGGCGGTAGCCTTGTAGGGGCGTAAAACGTAGTCCTTTGAGGGTTGGGCTAATCGGCGTTGGTTACTTACTTCCACGTCGGCAATATCGCCGCATTGAATGTGGAAGGCGATACTTATCGCGGTGTCTTCGTCTATGTACTTGCCCTTCTCAAAAAGGATGTCGTTACGCTCCACCGTTATTATTTCCCCGGTATCTTGGTCGGCAAAATCTTCCTTCCACGTCTTGACGACGCGGGAAGCGAGGAACTTGCCAACCATCCGGCGTTGGTCGTCGGTGCGGTAGCGTATTTCGTCCTTCCGGGTTTCGGTTCTTTCCTGTGCTTCCATAACTTAGTCCTGTGCTACGTTGAAGTCTGCGGCGGGTTTGAAACTTACCACTTTCCGCGCCGGGACGTGGACGGGTTCGCCTGTGCTGATGTTTCGGGCGGTCTTGGCTTTTCGGTTCTTGTGTCCGAAGGTACCGAAGCCCCGGAGGGTTACTTCCCCGCCACAATAAACCACGTCCTTAATTACGCAGAGGGTGGCTGTAATTACTTCTTCCACCACGGCGGCGGGTGTGCCGTGGGCTTCCGTTCCGTTGCAAGCTGCTGCAACTTTGGCGGCTAATTCTTTCTTTGTCATTTCGGGTATGGGGTTAGAAGTTTTCTACTAAGATTTCGGCGTAAAGGTCGCGGAACGTGTCGCCGGCGTAGGCGGCTAATTCGGGGTCGTGGAAGCAAAGCCGGGAGCCGATGTTCGCAATCGTATACGTAGCCGCGTTGTTCGTATACGCGAGCGCAAGCCCGGCAGGCGCGCCGTTAGGTTTCCCGTCCGGGCCTTTGCCTTTGCCCGGAAGAATACGGAAGTAGGGGAAGTATTTGTATTGGTTGGTGTTGTTCCAATCCGGCCGCCAACCTTCGTTAAGGGCTTCGGTAATACGTTCCAACTTACGGCGGGCTATCTCGTCGGAACGCATAAGGCCGCCGTCGGCAATTACTTCGGGTTCCTCGCTGTCGCTGATGCCTAATATATGGCAAGCGTCGGCGTAGGTCTTCACGCGTTCGCGGATGTCGGTGTACTCCTGTTCCTCGGTGTAGAAGTCGAATACGTTAGCGTCTTCGTCTTCGTTGATGATGTCCTTCACTTGGTCGCTTGCTTCTTCCACGCTGTCGAAGCGGGCCACGAACTCGGCGGATTCGCCGTACTTTCGGAAAAGTGCTATTTTCTTCATTTGGGGTTGTTTGTTAATGGGTTATTAAAATATTTCGGGTTTGTTTTCTTCGGGTCGGTTAGCGTCGTTGTAAAGGATCCGCCGTTGCCGGGCTATGGCTAACCGAACTTGTTTTATAGCGTCCTCGCGTCCTATAAGGCTTTGTTCGTAGTCCAATAACTCCGCTTCCGAAGTCGCTAAGAAGTAGCCGCCGGACGTGGCTATAAGTCCCGGTAGTAGGTCGGTCATTCGGATATGGTTAATAAGTTTCCTTATCCGGGGTTCTGTTACCGTATATCCGGCTATGTTAAGCCGCTGCACGATTGTACGGTTTGTTACTGCGTTTTCCTTTCCTACCTTGGTTTTCAACCCACGAAGGACGAGCGGAAGTAATACGTTTTCTTCGTACTTGGTTAAGGGCGCGGTTTCGGAATTAAAGCCTTTAATCATAGTTAGAAGGGCGTTTTATTGAAGTTAATACTAAGTCCGGGGGCTGCTATGTGTACCCGCTTCCCGGTCGCCCTGTAAACTCTATCTTTGAAGGCTACGGGGTCGCCGTTACCCGCCGAAAGGTGTATTAGGACGATGTTATTTACCGCCTTCAGGTCGTTGGCTTTAAGCGCGTCTATACAGGTGTCTATACTTAGGTGGCTTTCCCTCACTCTTTCCCGAAGGGTCGGAATTAGTCGGCCTTCCTCTACGTTGCGGTCTAATATTTCCGGGTCGTAGTTGCATTCTATAAGGACGTTGTTTAAGCCTTTGAAGGTGTTAGGTAGGTAGTAGGTATCGGTAGCGAACAAAATGCCGCCCGTTTCCGGGTGCCAAATGTAGAAGCCCACGGGTTCGGCGCAGTCATGCTTCGTGGCGAACGGTATAACCTTAAAACCTCCTATCTGCTGAACCTTGTAGCCGTTGCCTTCTTGCTCCAACGTGCGCGGCTTCCACTCGCTTTTTACCTTGGCGTTGTCTATTGTGCCTTGGGTAGCGTAGACGGGAATAACGGCGTTCAATACTTCGTTAATCCGTCCGGCGTGGTCGCCGTGTTCGTGGGTTATAAGACAGCCTACCACTTTGGAAATATTGCCTTCCAACGCGGCTACTACCTTCTTGAAGTTTACCCCGGCTTCAATGAGCAGGGCTTCGCCCACATTCTCCAAAATGTAGGCGTTGCCGCTGCTGCTTGAACCTAAAACACGAAGTACCATTAGAAATTGGGCTTTCTTGGTGTATTATAAGCCGGGGCCGGTTGTGGGTCGGCCTGGGGCTGTGCCTGTGGTTGGGGTGCCGGAGCTGCTTGTGTCTGAACCGGGGCGGCGTATGTCTGCGGCGCGGGTTCTGCCTGTGCCGGGGCGTGGACTTCTTCGGCCATTACCGTTTCCGCGTCGTCGAAGCCAATAGCGGGGCCGGTGTTGGCCTGCTCCTTTATCTCGACAGCCACGGTATCTACTACCATGTTGGGGCGGCTGCTCGTTTCGTCCGCGTCGCCGTAGTCCGTTCCTGTAAGGTATTCGTAGAGGGCTTTCTTTGCGCGGCGTTCTGCCTTTCCGCGTAGTTGGTCGTTGCTGCTGTATTGGTCGCGGCGGACGGTGGCTTGAACCGTAAGGCTATTTTTGTCGCCGTTGTAGGAATACGTTACTTTGCACGGGAATACGGCGTAGGCAGGGTTTTGGCTTGTGTCCTGTTGAACGTCGATAATGTATTTCGCTCCAATCTTTTTTAGAAGGGCGGTATAGCCTTCTTTCGTGGGGTACATCGTGCCGCTAATGATGTTGAACTGGTTCCCGGTAGGAAGAAGCCCAATTATAGCGGCATCTATTATCGCTTCGCGGACGGTAGCCACTTCGTAGGGCGGCTTTACTCGTCCGTTCTTGTCGGGCTTGCCGTCGCGGTCGGTGCGGAAGCCTACTTTTGTGTTCATCAAAGGCATAAATACCTTTTCCATCACTTCTTCGGTAAGGGCTTCGCGTAGAAGGGTTATTACTTTCGCGGCGTTGAAGGCTGCGCCGAAGTTGTTTACGATGTCTATCGCCGAAGCGTCGCGTAATGCAACTTCAAATTTTTCTTTTGCGGCTACTATGGTAGCCGGAAGTTCCGGGGTCTTGCACATGGTCGGAATATTTTTTAGTTGTTTGTTACTTGGAACTCCCCCGTAGTGACTACAAGCCGGACTAATTGGCTTTTTACGGGGATGAAGTCGTTTACACTCTCGGCGTTATCGACAATTATAGGGGCGGTTACTCCGTGGAAGGCGCAAAGGGCGTTAATCACGGCTAACCCGGCGTTAATCTGCCCAGCGTGGTTCTTGTCTTGGTATCGTACCCCGCCAATGTAGGCCACGCAGTCCGGCTCTTTTTCGCCGTTTACAAGCGTCTTATACATTCGGAACTCCACGCCGTCGAAAAGCCCGTTTACACGGCGTTCTACTTCTTCCATACGACATCTTACGAAGTCGTCTATTAGGGCTTCTTCGGTTTGAAGTGTTGCCTTTTCCTGTGCCAACGTAGCGGCTTCCTTATCAAGTTCCACTATACGGGCTTCGGCGGCTTTAATGGTGGCGCGAAGTCCGAGTTTTTGGTCTATCTCGGAAAGGCGGGCGCGAAGTGTCGCCCGGCTCTGCTGACGCTCTGCGGCGGTGTCCTGTGTTGTCGGTGCTGTCACGGCTGCACGGCGGGCGTTCAGTTGGTCTATCTCCTTTTGAAGGGCTACCCAAGTCGGAAGCGTCTGCGGGTCTATTTGCGGGTCGGTGCTTACGCGGGGATTGGCGGCTATGGTGTTGTTATAGGTCGCCTTCTTTGTGGCGTAGTCCTGTACGGCGGCGTTGTGCTTGGTATCAAGGGCGACGGCTTCCGCTTCAAGGCGTTTTATTTCCGCGTCCTGTGCCGCTATAAGCCTGTTTAGTTCCTGGCCTTCCGCGTCCATCTTGTCAAGTCGGGCGGTTTGGTTGGCAATGAAGGCGGCGCGGGCGGTGTCTTGGTTCTTGCGGAAGGATTCAAGGGCTGCGGCTGCGTCGCACTGATGGCGGTTGGGTGCTCCGGGGTCGGCGCACTGATGACCGAATACCGGGCAAATAAGCGGGCCGGCGGTCGGGGCTTGCTGTTCTTGGAATTGTTCGTTATTCACGGCTTCCCAACGCTTGCGAAGGTCGGCTACTTGGGCTTCGTAGTCCTCTTTACGGCGTTTGGCAGTGGCTATGGAAGCCGTAATTACTGACTTCTCCCGGCTGTAATATTTGTTTTCGCTTTCCTCGTCGCGCTGTACTTGAGCGAGGTCGCGGGCGGCTTCGTCGGCTACGCGGTTGGTTTCGTAAGCTGCTGCGCGGGCCGCTTCCTTCGCGTCCTGTAACGCCTTCGCCTGTGTGTCGCGCTTAGTGTTGATTTCCGCCTGTATCTTTGCCGCCTGTTCGTAGGCTACGCGGTTGGCTTCTGCTTCGGAAGCTGCCGCCGCGTCAATGTTGGCGAGGTCTTCCTGTATCTGCGCCTTCTCGCTTTCAAGGGCGGCGTAGTTCGGGGCTACCGGGGTGTTTCGGGTGGCTTCATCTTTGCGGGTCGGTATCTTTTCTAACTGCGCTTCAATCCTGCCACGACGTACCGAAATTTCCTTTTTGTATTCTTCCATCGTCTTGCCTGTTACCCGGCGAAGAAGGGCGGCAAATTCTTCGCGGGTGGCTGCTACGTCCGCGTCGTTAATCTTGCCCGCCATCGTAAGCAAGTATTCGCGTTGTGCCTTCCAATGAAGCGTAAGGAAGTAGTAAGGATCCGTAATGACCTTAAAGAGGTCTTCGGGTATTATTGTGGCTACCTTTGCGTCGTATTCTGCCTTCTTCAAGGGTACGCCGTTAAAGAAGTAGTCGGTATGGTGCCCGGACAGGGTGCGCTCGGTGCTTCCTTTGGGGGTCTTCCACTCCTCCACATAGACGCGGCGAAGTTCCACGCTTGACGCTTCCCCGGTTTCGGTGTCTACCACGTCGAAAAGCCCGGTTACTTCGTGTTCAAGGTCGGGAATAAAGTTACCTTCCGCGTCGTTGGTCTTTATCCCAAATTTGGAGTCGGAGTTTCCTTCGCTGTCTTTGCCCCAAAGAAGCCACGCGAAGGAGTCCGCTATTGTGGTCTTCCCGGTTCCGTTACGTCCGCTTATGGTCGTAACGCCGTCGCCGAACTCTACGGCTACGTTTCGCAAACCCTTAAAGTTTACAAGGGTAAGGCGTTTTAGTGTTACTTGTCTGCTCATATAGCTGTTAATTATTTAGTGTTGTTACTTTTCTTTGTTTCCGGCTAACTCTAAGGCTAAATCCGCGTCAATAATCAGAAGTGCGCCTATTTGGGTTATTGCTTTGTCAATCTTCCCGGAAGTCTTGATACGGCTTGCGGTCGTTTTGCTGCACCCTAATAGTTTCGCCAAACCTTTAAGGCCGTAGACGTAGCGGCGTTCGCCTTCCTGTTTTGTTGGCTTGTTTGCCAAAACCGCCCTTACTCGGTCTTCGACTGCATCCAAAAGTTGGCCTACGGTAAGGTCTATTATTCGGGTGTCGGGGTTAATCTTCTTCATCGTCGTCTAAGTATTTTTCCGGGTCTTCGGGAAGCGGAAGTTTGTTAATGTAATGGGCGGAAGCGGCGAAGTTGGCGAATAGAACTAATAAGACGGTTATACTTGCGTCCTCGGCGGCCGCGCAAAGAAGGAATAGCGACAGGGCGAACCATACGAAAATTAGCCACTGCCGGAACGTGTAGCGTTCCCCGGTTTCGGTCTTGCCGAATATCTTTGTTTTCAGTTCCTCGCTTGTCATGCTATCAAGTTGTTGAAGGGGTTAATATTTTCGTTCTCGTCCTTTGCTCGGCGGAGCGTTCTTGTTGTCCGTGCCGTTGTTGGTCTGGCCCCGCGTAACAAATAGTTGTCGTCGTTATTGCCGTTGTATTCGTGGAAGCCCATAACCAACAGCAGGGCTGTCGCTATGAAGGCGCGTTTAAGCGGGTCTAAGTCTACGGGAACGCCGCACTTCGTGCAAAACCACCAAACGCAAAGTTCCGTAGCCTTTTGGATGCCTATCTTGGCGTATATGTTGCGGGCGGTGTTCTCTACGGTTCGGGCTGAAATAAAGAGCCTTTCGGCTACTTCTTTCTTACTCGCTCCCCACGCCAACAACTCGGCTACCTCGCCTTCCCGTCGGGTAAGCTCTGCTTTTAGTCGCATATCCCCCAAATATTTTCGGTTACTCCATACTTGGCGAATACTTCCGTAACTGCTACGGCTTGGCTTGCTTTTGGCTCCTGCTTGCCGTCGCGGTAGCAATAGAAGGAATTGCGGTTATTGATTCCCAATGCCGCCCAAAGGTCGGCTATACAGGCTTCGTAGTCGCCCATCTTTACTTGTTTAAGTCCGTTTCGGAAGCCTCGGAAGGCTGCTTTTGTCGCTGTCAATGTCATATTTTGAATTATTAAGCGGTTAGAATTTAGTGCGCGGTGGAAGGCTCGAACTTCCTTCGCCCGCTTTCGCTGCGTCCGCGCTCCGGCCTGTTCCCGGTTGTCAACGGTTTATAGCCTTCACGAAAGGGATTCTTTCTCCGTTGGCTTGTTATATAGTTGTGGTTGCTCCGTATTAACTTGATACGGCTATCAAGAAAATTAACCCTTACCCGCGTTTGCCTGTCGCTTCTCTAACCACTCATCGCGGCGGTGGCGGCACTCAATCAAGGACGAAGCCACGGTAGCGAATAGTTCCCCGTCCGGGGTGCGGTAGTCGTATTGGACGCGCTTAACTCGCTTTCCGCGTAGGCGGGTAGTGAATACTTCGTAGTTCTCGCTTCCGGCGGGGCAAACACTACAGCCCTGGTTGTCGTTCATGCTCATTGTTGTATGGTGTTAGTTGTTTCGTCCTCTATTAGTTCGCCGTTTTGTCCTATCCACAGCATTGCGTCTTGCCCGTTGTAGGAAAAATCAAAGGCTTTGTTTTTGGGGTTAAACCGGCCTTCTAATATTGTGCCTTCTTTAAGTCCGCGTATCTCTGCCAGGCACCAATAGCCGAAGTCGGTAAGCACTTTTACGACTGCCTTAGCCTTAATAGTTTTATTTGCCATATACTTGTATGCTTATTTGTAGTAGAATGTAATTTTAAGCCCGCGACGAAGTTTGCATACGCACTTATCAAGCATACACTTGAAGGCGCGGGTTAGGAGGTTGTTGGCTAATTTTTCGCCAATAAGACGAAGAAGCCCACTTACTCCGACGAGGGTATTTAACCGCTTTCCTTCGCCGTTCACTCCGCTAACTTTAATTAGGAAGTTTCTGTTAATCTGTGCTGTCGTGTAGTCCATATAACTGAAATTTAAGTAATTTTTGTTATTGCTTCGTGCCGTAATTTTCGCTAACTTTGCAACTGAATTACTAACACGGTGCAAAGTTAATGCTTTGCCATACACGATGCAAGTGTTTGCCATACAAAGGACGTGTTTTTAAGATTGTTTAACATTTAACCCCTTCAACGCAATGGAAGGAACAGTAAAAGAGCGACTTAAAGACTTTATAAAGTTTGTAGGTATCAGCGAACGCGAATTTTGTAGGCGGGTCGGCGTGGGGTCTGCCTATATACAAAGTATTCGTAAGTCTATAATGCCGGACACTCTGCAACAAATTACCATACAATTCCCGCGCCTTAATCCGCTGTGGCTAATGATGGGCGAGGGCGAAATGCTTCTACCCGAAGAAAAGCCGGAAGCCCCCGAAGTGGCTCCTTCCGAAATTCTGCTTAAACTTTTGGAAGATGCCCGCGAAGAAAAAGCCCGCCTTCTCTCTATAATAGAAAGTCAACAGCGGACTATCGAACGGCTAACAGAACTTACTAAAAAAGCGGATGTCCACCGGGGCGACACTGCAACCTCTGCCGCTGTCGGGTAGTCCTTGGGCGTACCGTTCCTTTATACTGAAATTTTGGCTATACCTTATTATATATAAAGCCGAGAAATACAGGTAAGTAGCGGCATAAGTGCCGTAGTAAAGTGATACGCGTAGAACGCACAGAAACGCCCCATTTTCGCGCCGTTTTCTTCGGGGTGGTAATTCCTACCATTTGGGGCGTAAAGTGCCGTAAACGCAAAATTCGGGAAAAATAACTCAGCTATATGGAAATCGCTATAAATACCTATTATTCTAACCGGGCTTACTACCCGTTTATCCCTCGCCACGTCTTCGACGCTTTGGAAGCAGCGTACTTGGACGGTCGGGAAACTATTGTTATATCGGAAGCGGACTACTTCGCTATTGTTGACAACGCCAAAGCCGCCGGACTATGCCCCGCGTAGTTAATACTTCCTGGCCCATTAAGGAAGAAATAAGCCGCCGTTTCTTCTTGGCGTTGGAACGTCTTGTAGAATTAAATAAGGTTGCGTCGCTTGAGGCGTTCTGCAATGAATACGGGCTTAGTGCGCCGAAGTATCGGGAACTTCGGTTAGGCTATGGCGTTACCCCGAAGCCGGACTACAAGCCCCGCTATAAGGGCATAGAATTGGAAGCCGCCCACTATATTACAGCCTGCTATCCCATTTCGGCGAAGTGGCTGCTTACCGGGTGCGGAAAAATGCTTACTTATGAAGTTCAAAATTAAGGTAGGATTACATATAAAGCCTAACAATAAGGGTAAGGCTACGGAAGAAGTTGGTATTAGGCTTCGGGTATCGTGGGCCGGTCTTCGGTGTGATATCCGCTCCGGCTATGTTATTGCCCCGGCTAAATGGGACGACGCTAATAGTTGCGTCCGGCTCGGAAACAAGAACAGCCACGGCGAAACAGCCGGGGCTATCAATCGCGGCGTTATGGCTGTGGCTTCCACTATTGAAGAAGTCCTTACCCGGTTTGAACTTGACAATAAACGCCCGCCTTCGGTCGCCGAATTTAAGGAAGCCTTCGACTTGGCCGCCGGACGTGCGAAGCCCGAAGAAAAGAAGCCGGAAGAAAAGCCGTTAGGGTTCTTCGCCGTCTATGACCTATTTACCGGGGAAATGGGGGTTACGAATAATTGGACCCATGCAACCTATACCAAATTCAAAAGCCTAAAAGCCCACCTTAAAAAGTATAATAGACGGCTGACGTTGGAAGGCTTCGATAAAAATACTTTCGCCGGGTTTGTTACCCACTTGCAGACAAAGGAAGGGCAGTTAAATACCACGGTCGCTAAAAATGTCGCTTTCGTGCGTTGGTTCTTGCGTTGGGCTGCTGCTAATGGCTATTATTCCGGGCTGGCCCATGTTCAATATCGCCCACGCTTTAAGGGATTGGACTGCAAAGAAGTTATTTATTTGGAATGGGACGAACTTATACACTTCCTAAACTTTGAATTTCCGGCTAATAAACCTTCCCTTCCGGCTGTCCGTGATGTGTTTTGCTTCTGCTGTTTTACGGGGCTTCGCTATTCCGACGTTGCCAAACTCCGGCGTTCCGATATCCACCGGGAACAAACGCCGCCCTTTATGTCTATCGTAACAAAGAAAACGACGGCGCGGCTACATATCGAACTTAATAAATATGCCCTCGCCCTTCTTGACAAATACGAAGGCGTAGGGCTTCCAAATGATAAAGCGTTGCCCGTTATAAGCAACGTAAAAATGAACGAAAACCTTCACGAAGCGGCGGAAGTTGCCGGAATTGACGAACCCGTTAATATTGTTTCCTATGTCGGCAGTGAACGCTCCGAGGTTGTAGTGCCGAAGTATTCCGTTCTTACTACCCACGCCGGACGGCGTACTTTTATTGTAAACGCTTTGCGGCTCGGTATTCCGGCCCCGGTTATTATGGAATGGACAGGGCACAGCGACTTTAAGGCTATGAAGCCTTATATTAAAATTGTCAATGATGCTAAGGTTGAAAATATGGAACGGTTTAATTCTTTCGGTTCTAATCGTTCCACCACGGACGAAGGCGAAAAATAGGGTACCCGAAAAAGTACCCGAATTTGTGGTTAATGTTTGATTATGCTCCTACCCAATGAAACAACCGTAGCCACGCCAACCGCTGTTAGTGTGTATGTTTGGTTATGGTTGCAAATAATTGAAAATATAGGTATATCAGCCTCTCTCTCCGCAATAAACGCTGAAAATCAGCAAATTGCAAAGCAAACACCCAATTTTACACCCAAGAATGTAAAATTGGGTGTTTTTGTATTCTTTAAGATTGATAGTATGGGAAGGTAAGTGGAAAACCGGGTCAAGCCGAAATGCCGGTGCATTTGTTAAAATTCGAGAGTTGGAACGTTAAAGCTCATGCATAGAGCTTGACGAGTCGGAAGATGAAGAAGTCACGGTCTCTTACGCCGCGCATCTGCGAGCGGAAGATTTTCACTTTGGAGTTGAAGGCTTCGGCCGA